TACTGGTGACCCAACGCGTACACCCGGCCCGGGACCCGCATCGGTGGGCCGATCAGCGTCTTGTGCGTCATCTCCCAGGCGGCGTCCTCACACCCCCACCCGGCGAACCTCTCGTCCTGCCCATGGTGCAGCTCCCACCCGCGTTTCGTCGTCACGAACACCCCGGAGCAGGCGCCCGGGACGACCATGTGGTTGCACCGCTCGAGCGGGACACCTGCGAGGGCCTGCCGGGAGCCGTCGGCGCGCAGGGACCGGTACTCGTCGTACGGCAGGACCGTCCCACCCTCAGCGGATGCCAGGTTCATCGCGACGGTCAGGGACGCGTACTCGGGGATCGTGTCCGCGTCCGCGATCACGAGCAGCGAGGAGGTGGACCGGCGGACAGCCTCGTTGCGGCACGCCGCGAGGTTGAACGGGTCGCCGGGGACGTCGACGTGCTGCACGTCGAACCCGTGCCGGCGCCACCACGACTCCACGAACGTCCGCGCCCGGCGACGGGACGGGTGGTCACGCCACGGGATCCACACCTGGGTCATCAGTACCCGAACCCTTCACGGACACCGACGTGGTCGACCATGACGCCGCCGTCGAGGTACGCGAACCCGAACCCGTCGGCGACGAGCTGCCGACCGAACCTGGACTCCGACCAGTCACCTTCCGGCCAGCCCCGTCCCCACACCCATCGGGGCAGGACCGACGGGTTGCTGGTGAAGTGGTCGACGTGCCGGATCAAGCCGTCGACGCGTGTGAACTTCGCGCCCTGCGCCTCGCGAGCCTCGATGACCCCACCGGCTAGGTGCTCGTTCCCGAACCACGGGCCCCGCAGGAGTGCGATCTGCGCCAGCCACGGGTCGTCGTCGAGGCGGTTCGCGATCGGGTCGAGGTCGACGGGAACGAGGGCACGGAAGTCCTCCTCCCAGAACAGGGCGTGCCGGCCGGCCATGACGTCGAACGCGGTCGCCATCGCCTGGCGGTAGCCCGCAGGCTCGGGTGCGACGGGCACGATCTGGGCGTCCGGGTAGCGGACTGCCATCCGGGCTCGGTGGTTCTCCTCACCGGAGTCATCAACGATCGTGAGCTCGTCCCACCCGGTGACGTGCTCGGTCAGGGACGCGATCGCGTCATGCACGTACGCGTCGCCACGGTTCGAGAGGACCACCACCTGCATGCAGGCATGGTCACCAGTTGTGTGTCACACCCGACGCACGTCATCCGCGCCCACCCACGCCGCGGCTAACATCCACCGCCGGTCGTTCATCGCGACCCGAACGAGCTGCGACGTCCACTCGACCGCGATGGTGTCGACGTACTCCTCGCCGTCCTTCTCCCACTGCAGCCGGACCCGCACCTGGATCGGGTTGGGGACGTCATGGTGAAGGCCCGGTGGGACCTCATGTGAGTTCAGGATCCGCTGCGCGAGCGCAAGACGATCCGCCGAGCCTGAGTGCATCGAACAAGCGTACGAGGATGAACTCTGCTGCTGCACTCCTACCGATCCGTGAGTGCTGCCACACTTCCGCTGTGGATCGGGTCTACGTCGGCGAATTGCGGATCAGCTCCGCGATGGCCACCAAGATCCAGTCCAAGCACGGCGTGACCCCCGATGAAGTGCGCGAAGCCTGTCCGGTCGGGATCGTTCCGGGGTTCTGGCACGTTCATCCTGAGTACGGGCGGCGGTTCCTGATTCGGGCCAAGACAAGCCGGGGCCGGTGGTTGAAGATCATCCTGTACCCGGCGGATGTGGCTGAGGGAACCTGGCGCCTAGGGACGGCACTTGCGGCAACGGATGGGAGGGCAACATGATGAACACCATGGACGCCGACGGCGAGTTCGCCGAGATCGACACGACCGAGGCAGAGTTCGACGCGATGTGGATGCAAGCCGAGCGCGAAGCAACCGGTACGGTCACCAACTTGTGGATTAAGGGTGGGACAGCGACGGTGACGCATCAGTCTGGCCGCGCCTCTGATGTGCACGCCATTAGCCCGGGTACTCGGTTCTCTCGAAACCGCGACACCGCAGCGCTCCTCGGATGAGCGCAATCGCCGACCAGGCCAGGATCGCGGTCATGCTGGCGGACTACGCAACCGTGGACGCCGGGCAGAAGATCAACGTGATCGGCGGCGGGTTTGGGTTCACGGGCGTTGATCCGACGACCGCGCTCACGGCGCCGCAAGCGCTCTTGGTGACTGTCGGCGTGCCTCCCGAGCTCTACGGTGACGAGTACGTCCTAACCGTGACACTCCAGGACGCGAGCGGAGACCCCGTGCAACTTCCTGGTCCGTCGGGTGCGGCGCAGCCCATGCGCGTGGCTCAAACCGTCAGCATCGAGGAGCCGCGGTTCCCACCGCACATCTACGTCCCGAAGAAGGTCGTCTGGGCGCAGACTACGGCGATCTTCAACTTCGCTGGCGGCCTTCCCCTACCGATCGGTGCGCACTACACATGGGCCGTTGACATCGACGGCACCCACGACCCTCGCTGGTCGGTGTCCTTCTATGTTCCAGGACCGCCCCCGCAGGCCGTATTTGGTGGTCCAGTCGGGCCGGCGAACATCCCTGGTGTGGCATAGACGCTGGCCAGCGTCAGGCGGCCATGTCGACGAACCGTGAGTAGTGCAACTGGTGCACCAGCACCGCCCGACCCTGCCCACCGTGGCGTTGCTTCGCGACGATCATGTCGACCTCACCCGCACGCTCACACTCGGGCTCTTCGACGTCCTCACGGTGGATCATGACGGCGGTGTCGCAGTCCTGCTCCAACGACCCCGTCTCGCGTAGGTCGGACAGCATCGGGACCTTCGACGTGCGGTCCTGAGACTTCCGGTTCACCTGCGCCGCCGCGATCACGGGGACCTGCTCCTCCTTGGCAAGGAGCTTGAACCCGCGGGACATCTCCTCGAGGGCCTGCCGGCGGTCCTTCACGGCCGGGTTCGTTCGGCCGAGCTGGAAGTAGTCGAACAGGACAGCTGCTGGCCGGTGGGTGCGGATCGAAGCCCGAACCTCCGGGACGCCGGCGGATGGGTCGTCGACGATGACCAGCGGGGATTCGATGATCTTCTGCACGGCGGTGGCGACGCGACGCCACTCGTCGTCGGTCAGGGTGTTCTGCTTGATGTGGTCGAGGGGGATCTTCTCCTCGGCGGCGACGATCCGGTGGATGACCTCCGTGGAGGACATCTCGAGCGTGTGCAGGACGACGGGTAGTTGGCTGTGGATCGCGATGTGGCGGGCCAGGTCGACGAGGGTCACGGACTTCCCGACACCGGGGCGGGCTGCGAACAAGATGAAGTTGCCGGGTGCTGGTGGGACGAGGACACGGCGCACGTCAGTCCAGGGCCAGTTCCACCCGCACGACTGCGACACCTCGATCGCCTCGATAGCCGTGTTCACCTGCTCAGCCAGTGTCGGGGTGTCGAGGCGGGTTGGCCGGGCCGCGGCCGTGAGCTCGTCCAGCGCGGTCGCGACCAGGTCCGTCGTGGTCGCTTCAGTGCCGGACGCGACTTGCACGATCCGGGTACCGGCGGCGATGAGGCGCCGGCGGGAGGCATGCTCGAGGACGATGCGCGCGTGGTACCCGGCGTTCGCGGCGGTGATGACCGACTGCATGAGGTCGTGGATCGCGAGGACACCACCGGACCGGTTCAGGGTCCCGTCTTCCTGCATGCGTGCCGGCACGGTGATCGGATCCACGGGTCGGCCCTGGTCGTGCAGTGCGGTGATCGCGTTCCAGGTCGCTTCGTGGGCGGGCTTGTAGAAGTCCGCGCCGGTGAGGATGCCAGTGACCTCGGCGAGAGCCGCGGTGGAGGTCATGGCGGCGCCGAGGACGGACCGTTCGGCATGGAGGTCGTGTGGAGCTTCGCTCACTCGGTCACCCCCAGCGCTCGCACGGTCGCGCAGGGCCAGTGCCGGTTGTTCGGGTAGCACTCGTCGCAGTCGCCGTCCTCGTCGCGCCAGTGGATCGCCAGCACGGCGTCCCGTTGCCCCCGCAGCACGTCACGCTCGGCGTTGGAGTCATGGAGCGCAGCGAGGAGCATCGACGCCTCGTCGCCAACGTCGCGCCCCACCAGGAGGCGAGCCTGGGTTGCGATCTCTGACTCGAGCCGCTCCACCTCGGCCAGCAACTCCGGGATGTCGGCGCGCGCGTGGGCGATGAACTCGGCGTCGGCGGTCACCACGGCGTCCGGGATGTCCTCGTCCTCGGCGTAGTCGATGTCCGCCTTCACGATGTACCGGCGAGAACCAGGCGCGAAGATGCCCTGCAACTCCGGACCGAACGGCTCGTTGGTATCAGCGGTCCACGGCCCTGGCGTCGCAGCCTCCGCACGCGCCCGGATGGCGTCCAGGTCGAGCTCACCCATGCCGCACCTCCCGGGCAGCGGCGAGCGCTCGTCGCGCCTGGTCCTCGAACTCGCGCCAGGTGAAGGCGTTGTCGTACTCGCTGGTGTAGTCCGCGAGCAGCACCCGTGCCGCCGCCTCCACCTCAGCCTCGCTCGCCTCCTGCGCGAGGGCGGCGTTGTACCCCTCCGCGTAGTCCCCGCACTGGTCACATCGCACCTCGTGCGAGTGAGGCGGGTTCTCGGCGTGGAAGATCGGGTCGTCCACACAGTGCTTGCAGCACGGGTGCTTCCGGCCCTGTGCGGCCTGCCAGGCAAGAACCGCGTCCGCCTGGCCTCGGAAGGTCAGCCCCTGGCGAGCCGCGCCAGCGATGACACCTGCCAGTTCCTCTCGTGCCAGGTCGTCAGCCACGGTTGGCCTCCTTCGCTCGCTTGTGGTCCTCGCCCGCTCGTTCCGCCTGCCCCGGAGAGCCGACCGGGCCGGTGCCGTACCTTCCGCACGAGCAGCGCACCTCCCAGAACGGGAGCCCGTCGCCGCGCGGATGGGCGGGTACTCGTCGGGGTGGGGTCAAGGTGTGCTCGTCACTCGCCACGGCCGTCTCCGTTCTCGCGGTAGGGGTTGGTGATTCGCGGCTCGATCTCGTACAGGGCGTCCTCGCGCCCGTCCGCGACACCCCGCCGCCACGCTTCGGCCTTCGCCTCGCGGATCGTCTGGGCGAGCCAGCGGTCGAACTCGACATCCGGCCCCATCGGGTCGTGCTCGAACTCCTCATCGTCCGCGAACCACCCAATGCCGTAGCCGTCACGGACTCGGTCCGTCGTCGGCGTGTACTCGTCGTCAGCCATCACGCACCTCCGTTCATCGCGTCGGTCAGGGCCTTGCGCACGGACGCCACGCTGACCACAGGCGTGTACTGCGGCGCGGTCGGATGCGGCTCGGCGGGGGCCTCGTCCAGGAGCGCCAGCACCGCCCGCCACCCGTCCAGCAGGGTCGGCACGAGGTCCCGGGACGCAGCGATGAACTCGGCGTCGGCCTCCGACTCGGCCGCGATGACGACCGCGCCCGCACCTTCGGCGTAGATGCCGAAGTCGTCAGGGGTCGCGCCGCACCTCTCGTACGTCCACGACCCCTCGGTCGCCCCGTCTGCCGTCGCCTGCGCGTCCGCCAGGAACTCGTCCAGGTCAGACATCGCGCACCTCCTTCGCTGCCGCGCGACGCTCTCGGAGCGTCTGCTCCTGACCACGCGTGAGCCGGATGTGCTTGATCTCCGTGTTGCCGGTACTGCGGCGCACGACGGTCACGTGCCCACCGACGGGGCAGAAGACGCCGCCCGTGCAGTCCGGGTGCAGCGGCTTGCGGGCGCTCACGGCTGCACCTCGATCCCCAGGGCGGCGAGCCCGGCGCGCGTCTGGCGACGGGCTGCGACCCTGACCGGGTGGCCGTAGGGGTAGCCGTCCCACAATGCGGCGGCGATGCCGACCTCGATGTCGCTGTCCCAGGCGGCGATGAACTCGGCTCGTGCTGCCCCGTCCACCTGCTCGGCGGTCACGCTCGGTGCGGCCTGGGCCTGGTCAAACATGCCCATCACGTTGATGCGCAGCCACCCCGGGTCGTGCCCGTACTTCGGGTCATGGAAGACGCTCGCCACTCGGGCTCGCAGGTCGCCCAGGCTTGGTGCGGGCTGGGACGAGCGGGCGAACCCGGCGGCCAGGATCGCGTCGGCCTCCCCGACGGCGTTCGGCTGCGTGCCGTGGTCGTAGATCGACATGAGCAGGTTCGACAAGGCCCATCGGTCTTCATCGGACGGGACGGGCGCGGGGGCGTCGGGGCGAGCGGCGTCCTGGTTGCAGCCCGCGCGCTTCCCGTGCCCACCGGTGCAGCCGTGCTGGTGCTCGATGAAGCACGCGTCCCAGTCGCTGTGCCAGACGCCCTTGCAACGGCAGCAGGCGCACGCCGTCTCCACGGGTCCCCCCACCTGCGGCGTCTCCATGGGTCCGGTCACCGGGACACCTCAGCGGGGTCCGAGAGTGAGGTCTTCGAGCAGCGGGTGCAGGACCAGACCGTGCGGTCGGTACCGTCAGGGCGCTGGCCGTCGAAGCGACGCCAGGAGTGCCCGTGCTCCTCGCACCAGCGCTGGTCGTCGCAGCGGCCGCACAGGAGTCGGTCGCCTTCCTCAACCCATGCGGCCTCATCGAAGGACTCCCGGGCCTTGACGAGTGTCTCGAACAGGAGTGGACCGCCCCAGTCGCCCTCGAAGTCGGCACCACACACGGAGCAGCGGACGTCGATGTACGGCTTGCGGGTCGCCCAGGGCGGGAGGTCCGAGTCGTCGTGCCGTGTCTCCCGCACGGTCGTCTCCGGGTGCTGCTCGGCGTACTCGTCGCTCACGTACCGGCCGGTGCCGGCGTCACGGTTGTCGTGCTGGGTCATTGCTCCTCCTCGTGGCGTGCGTGGCGCTTCTGACGCCGTTGGGCGTTCGAACGTCGCCGCCGCTCTGCGTTTGCTGTTCTGCTGCCGGGTGCGGTCATCCCGGACCTGCTCGGGTGCGCGCGGGATCTTCGGGCTCATCGCGCGTCCTCCCAGTCGGGCTCGGCTGGCATCGCCTCGCCCGTGCCCCCACAGGCCAGGCACACTGCGTCACGTGCAGACGGCTTGTTGTGGTCCACCTCGACCAGCCCCTCCGTGCACTCGAGGCACGGGACGACATCGAGGGTGGGCATCACGACAGGACCTGCTCACGAATCGCGGCCTCGAGCGCGTCGTCGGGACGCCACAGACCTAGGCGGCCGATCGCAGGGACCGGGCGGGCCAGCGGACGCGGGTTCGCCAGCACCAGATGGTGGTGGTCACGCATCGCCCACGGGGAGCAGAGAGAGGCGGACTCGGTCAGGGAGGTGGAGAGGCCCGGGCATCCGAAGCTGTCACACACATGAACGTCAACGAGGTCCACGATGCCGATCACCACACCGAGCGGGAGCCGGTACGGCCATGCCAGCCGCGGCGACCGGAGAAGCAGCCCCGATCGATCACGCTCGACCTCAAGGTCATCACCGAACAGCGTGCGCTGCCCTCGACGGCCCGGCTCGTGTACTGCGGCATGGATCGCGACCGGGCCGCGGTACGGGCCCAGGGATCGGGTGCGGTTCTCGACGTCCTTGCCCATGCGGACGATGGCCGTCGCCCACGGCTGACGCACCGTCAGGACGCGCATCACGCGTCACCGCCGAAGAACTCAGCCTCAGCGTCGTCCAGCACAACCTCGAGGTGCGCCTCGTGCTGCTCGTCGATGCCCTTCGCCTCACGGGACACGAACTCGACACCACACGCGCACCGGGCCGCGTGGAACCCCGCCGGGCCGTGCACCGAGCTGAACTGGTGCTCGTCGATGATGCCCACAGGCTCGGACGACTCCTCGTGGTGCTGAGTGCGCAGGGCGTCCTGGTAGTCGACGCTCATCAGGCCACCGCCCGTGGGTACTCATCACGCCACGCGTTCGCGTTCGCGATGACCGCGGACTGCGGCAGGTGACCGTGACGCCCCACCGGCATCGAGCGGAGGTGAAGGACGACCTCACGCAGCGACGCCTCGCCGTTGGGCGACTCCTGTCGGGCCGCGCTCTCCGCGGACGTGATCGCACCGTCCGAGGTGTTGACGCGCCGCCAGGCAGGGCGGCCCTTGCGCCGCTGGTCCGGCATGGACGTCGAGCACGTGCAGGTGTTCACCATCGCCATGTGCTGGCGGGTCGAGCACGCCTCCGAGTGACCCGCCGCCCGAGCGGACTCGAAGACGGTGCGCCGCGGGGCGGCGTGGTCGACGATCTCGCAGTCGTTGAACCAACCGCGCTTGTTCGGGCCCATCAGGCTGCCGCCGGCCGCGAGTCCCGCAGGATCCCGCACACACGCGGGAACACCAGCAGGTCGTCCTCGATCTCGTGCACGGCCGCGGACTCCGCAGCCTGCATGTACTGCTCGTCCGTGAGGCCGTTCGCGTCCTTGCTGTCGGCCTTCCGCTTCCACATCAGCTTCATGCGGGTGTCGTACCCTTCGCATTGTTGGATGCGTCGGGGCCCGGTCTTTCAGCTTGGCGGTTGAGCCGGGCCCCGACGTCTGTAATACAGAAACCATATGCGAAGGACTGCGAAGTGACCAGTAGGAGCGCGTAGTTCACCCGTTCGGGCGCGGCGAACCCATCTCCGCCACGGTGATCCGCGCCGACGCCTCAGCGGCGTGCAGCTTCGTCGCCACCAGGGACACGATCTGCGAGTCATCCGCGATCACACCGGCGTCGACCAGTGCGTCATTCACGTTCCTGCACAACTTGTCGATGTCTCCGGACGAGCGCGTGATCGGGAACACGCGGCCAGGCGCCGACTTAGGTCGAACGAACACGAACTCGACCCGCACCTCAACCGGGCCTGTCACTGTCGCCCAGCCCTGCACCCGCGCATGCGCAGCAGCCGCGCGGGCCACTGCATCACGCCACGGCTTCGACCCCTTGACCTGCTCGACCATCCGGCCTCGACCGACGTGGCGGAGACTCCCCTTCGGGGCTGGTGTCCCCGCCACGTCAACTACGAGCACAGGCATCGACTCAGAACGGCGGGGTGTCCGAGTACGAGCTGCCCGATGCCCAGGGGTCGTCCTGAGCGGCCCGCGGTGGCGTCGGCTCGCCCTTCGGGATGATCCCCACGGTGCGGGCCTTCACGTCAAACGACGACCGCTCGGCGCCGTCCTTCTCCCACTTCCGCTCGTGCACCGTCCCGGTCACCAGCACGCGGGTGCCCTTCGTCAGGTGCTCGACCAGGGCCTCGGCTGTCTTGCCCCAGACCTGGCACCGCCACCATGTCGTCGACGCTGTCTCCCACTGGCCGGCAGCGTTCTTGCGGCGCAGGTCGTCCGCCACCGAGAACGACGCTACCGCGTCACCCTGCGGCGTGAACCGAATCTCCGCGTCCTGTCCCACTATCCCCGTGAGCTCGATGTTCGCCATGGTCATGCTGCCTTTCGGGTCAGGTAGTGCTCTGTGATGGGGCCGCCGACGTGCGCCCAGCGCTTGCCGCGGATGATCATGCAGACGTTGCTCTCGACGACGCCGTGAGCTGCTGCCAGTTCGCGGCTGGGGACGCCCGCCGCTGCGGCTTCGCGGATCGAGAGCACAGACGCGGCAGTGAGCCGCGCGCCCGGTCGGCGCGATCCGCGAGACGACCGCCCCTTCGAGCGCATGTCCGCCATGTTGTCGTCGTGCGATCCGGCGAAGAGGTGCGCCGGTCGCACACAAGCTGGGTTGTCGCACGTGTGGCAGGCGAACTCACTGCTCGCGAGATCGCGCCCGAGCGACTGGCTGAGAGACCATCGGTGAGCTCCGATGGTCTCGCCGTGCCTCGGATGGAACACGCCATAGCCCCGCCGGGTCGTCCCAGCCGTCCAAAGCCAGCAGTCGCCGGTGCGGTCGACCTTCGACCAGAAGCGGTCATCCGTCTCAGACATGGATCACGCTCCGATCTGGGTAGGGGAGATCCGCCCGGACGCGACCTGCGCCACGAGCTCACGGCGCCGCGCCTGATACGCGGCCACGTCGTCGGGGTCCACGTCCGGGAGGACCGGACCCGCTGCCGCGAGTCTCGCCCGCTGGGTGTCACGCACCCGCTGGCGGATGTGCGCCGGCATCAGGTACTCGGTCGACGCCTTTCGGTGGTCCCGCACAGCCTGCAGTGCGTCGGCTTCGTCGAGGTCGCCGATCACGTCGTGCCAGAACAGGAGCGTCTCGTCGTCGACGTGGCGCCGGTCGCCGAGCGCGATCAGCGCGACCACGCGGCTTGTTCCGCTGATGTCCATGTCAGGCTCCGATCTCGAGGACGTCGGTGGTGTGGCCGGCGAGGCGCAGGCCGCGCTCGACGATGCTCCTGGCCTCGGCTCCCGGGGTCTGTCGCGGGGTCCCGCGGTGGGGTCCGCCGTCCCGGGCTGCCAGGGCGCGGGCCTTGAGTTCGGTGAACTTCTCCCGGAGCTTCGGCATCGAGCGGATGTTCGCCGACCAGAACGGGTCCGACGTCGCCCAGCGCATAACCCAGGCGATCTGGTCCGGGGTCCAGCCGTCGGCGTCGATCAGGAGTCGGCACTGGCGCCGCCACTGGGTTCCGACGGTGGCCTTGTGGCCGTTGGCTCGGACGAGCCCGGCGAGGTCTTGGCAGAGGCGCTCGACGTCCGGTGAGAACGCTTCACCGTCGGGCGCGTCAGCGCCGGACGAGAGAGCAGTTCCTTCTCCGTTAGGAGAAGGGGTCGGGTCGGGTCGGGTCGGGGTTACGCGAACACTCTGCGAAGTTCGCTCGCTGTTCGCGCGAACACCTTGCGAACCGTCACGCTCGTTCGCGCGCTGTTCGCGGGCCTTCCGCATGCGCTCACGCGCAGCCTCCCGCTTCTCCTCCTGCTGCGCACGTGTCGGCTGGAACTCCGCCCACCCGTGGAACACCCACCCCCCGTCCGCCTCCTCCCACAGGCCCACAGCGACCAGAGCACGGGCGTCCGCGGGAGAGCCGCCGAGCATCGCCAGGACGTGCTTCGGGACGTTGCCGTCCTGCTCCTGCGCGGCGGACCACGACCCGGCAGTGACCCACAGACCACGGGCGCGCATCGGCGTCGCGAGCCACTTCGGGTGACCCCACAACTTGTCGTCGACCTTGAACCAGGACATCAGGCAGTCACCTCTGGTCGGTTCGCGAGCTCGAGCTTCGGCGGGCGGGCGTGCCACGGGTGCTGACGGGTCATCTGAATGCGCTTGGGCATCAGGCGTACTCCCTTGTCTGGATGTTCTTCGCGAACTCCCGCTCGATGCGGTGTCCGGCGCTCTTCGCAGGGCAGCGGTTGGAGGCGTGCTGGCGGGGCGTGCCGTCCTTGCGGCGCAGCAAGGACGTCCCGCAGTAGGCGCACGGCGCATGGCCGCACTCGTGGTGTGCGGTCAGGCGGCGCAGCGTCCAGGCGTCTTCACCGCGGAATTTCGTGCCGCACTCGACGCAGCGCCAGACCGCGAGGATGCGCGTCTGCCCCCAGGCACCGCCCCAGCCGCGGTCGGGCTGCTCGACGACGAAGCACAGGTACCGGTCGCCCTTGCGGTGCGGGAGGTTGGTCACCATCGCCTCCCAGACGCGTTCGCGGGCAGACCTGCGCGGGCGCGCCGCAGCCCGTCCTCGAGCTCGTCGAGGGCAGTGCGGACCTGGGTGAGGTCGGTGCGCCCGTACCGGTCGGCCAGGGCGTCGACGGCTCCCTGCAGTGCGCTGTGGTGGGCGAGGAGCGTTGCGAGGTCGGCCAGCCGCGCGGGGCCTGCCGTAGTGAGCCCGCCCTCGTCGTGGGGCATGAGCCTGACTCCGAGGACGTCCTCCACGACCTGGAGGCGTTGGCGGATGATCTCGGTCTGGGCTCGGCTGGCTTCCATCCACCGGGTCTCGGCGTCGGCGGCTGCGGCGAGCTCGTCGGCGACGCGTTGGCGTTCTTCGTCGCGGATCGCGGCGCGGGCGCCGCTCTGCAGGGTGTCGAGCCTGGCGATGATCGACCGGGTGGCGTCCCACGACGGGGCGTGCGCGTCGGGCTTGCGGCGGGCAGGGACCAGAACCCTCATGCGGGTCCGGCTCGTGCCGGGCACCATGTGCCCCCACCCTGCAGGCAGCTCGCCGTCGCGGACGATCCCGGGGGCTGTGACCAGCCACCACTCGTGACACTGGTCAGCCCACGCGTCGGCCTTCCCGGGCTTGCCCAGTTCGGTAAGCCAGTCGGCGCGGCTGGCCTTGACCTCGTGGCCGACGAGCAGCCGCCCGGACGAGCCGGTGAAGCCGACGTACAGGGCGTCGCACCGGCTGGGGTGCACGCCACCGTTCCAGCCAACCTCGGGGAGGAACACCCCACCGGGCAGCGGTGCGGAGGGCTTGATGTAGTGCCGCTGCAACCGGGCCATGAGGTCCACCGTGATAGCCCGGTCGCCACCCGCGGCCGGGGCTTCGAGCGTGTCCAGGAGGTCACTCACGTGAGCCCCCCGAAGTCGAGGGTGGGCTGCTCGATGCGACCGAGTCCGCGCTCGGCGTACCAGTCAGCGGCATTCAACCCGGCGCACGTGTGCCACTCACCGCGGTCCTGACGATGCAGCACGGCGTCGTCGCAGGTGGCGTTGACGGAGCACATCGTTGGGACGACCGAGGGGCCGTGGACGATGCCAGGGGTCGCGGTGCACACCTGTCCGTACTCGATGGTTTGGCAACCGCGCACGCACTGGTGGGCGCTCATCTCGCTCACGCGCCCTCCAACAGCTCGACCTCGACGGGGGACATCTCGTAGCCGAGGACACCCAGGAGGTCGTACTGGCCGGCAGGGTCCGACTCGAGCACCACAGCCAGAGCCAGCAGCGCACGGTCGGGGTCGACGTTGTGCACCCGGTCCGTGTCCGTCCCCAGGACCTCAAGCCACGTGCGGACGGTCTTGCGTGGGAGGTGCTCCGCCATCGCCGTGACCACGCCACGGCGCAGGGCTGGGAGCGCCTCCTTGCCTGGTCGCTGCGCCCCCGACAAAAACGGGGCAAGGAACTGGGCCCGTAGATGTGCGGCAATCGCGCGCGGCTCGTCCGACCCGATGACCTCCGCCGCAACGGCCTGCCGGTACTTCTTCGTTCCGATGGAACGAACCACCCGCTCCTGCGACTCCGCGGGCAGGCCCAGCAACTCGTGTGCGTCGTCAAGGGTGATGTTCCCCGCTTTCAACGCCTCGAACGCCGTCGGCTCGAGTTCGAGCAGACGGCGGCGACGCGTCACGAGGTCCTTGGACACACCCACCAGGGACGCGACCCGCTCCGGGGTCCCGAGGTCTAGGACCAACTGGTCGTACCCGCGGGCCTCCTCGAGTGGAGTCAAGTCGCGTCGGTGCTTGTTCTCCCGCATCATCACGACCTTCTGGTCCGTGACGGTTTTGAAGTCGGGGCGGATCGAGCACTCCACCTCCAGCAGGCCGGCGGCGATTGATGCAGCACGGCGGCGGTGACCAGCCACGACAACCCACTCGTCCGCGGCGACCTCGAACGAACCCGAGCACGACATGGCCCCGTCCGTGTGGCCACCGAGGACCCCGTTCGGGTTCCGGTCGACCTGCTGCCAGCACGACCCGCACAGACCCCGTGCCTTGCCGTGCGACCCCGGTGCCACGATCAGCGGCTGGATCAGGCCGTGCGCGGCGACGTCCGCGGTCAGGGCCGTGATGTCACCGAGGTCGATTCGAGGGTTGTTCGGGTGCTCCGCGATCGAAGCAAGAGGAAGGATGCGGGTGCTCATGATGGTTCTCTCCACTCGATTGCCCCCGTCAGGTCGGGGAGGGTGATCCACTGACGCTGTCCGTCGGTGCGCTGAATCAGGGCGGCGCGGTTTCCGGCGCCGAGACGAAGGACGGTGCCGCGGATGACGACCTCGACGTCCTGCCCAGGCTCAGGACTCCACACGTGCGTGCTCCTTCCGCTTGCGGCGGGTGTAGTTGACCGTGCGGTCTGCCACCCCGTCGGGGACGACACCGAGCAGCGCGGACACCGTGTCGGTGGCGCCTTGCTCCGGGGACAGGAGGTCCGAGATCTGCTCCGCGCTCATCCCGGCCGCGGTCATCCGCTCGATCAGCCCAGCCGCGACCGGATGGAGGTCACCGGCCGGTGTGCGTAGCGGGACGTTGTCGAGCATCGCCTTCGTGAGCTGGCGTGCGGGTGTCACAGCGACGACGAACGTCGACCACCAGCCGTCCCCCTCGTCTTCGAGGCGAACACCGTTGCGCTCCTGCCAGGCCCGCCGCTGCTCCTCGGTGAGGCCACCGGCAACGCCAGCGACGTTCATCCGCTTCACACGGCGGGCGCACTCGGCCAAGACCGGGCACGACGCGCAGACCGACAAGGCCAGGTCGATGGTCTCCTGAGGAGATGCCGCGTCGACGTTCACGAGATCCACAGGCGGGTTCGCCTCCGTCGCACACGCGATCACGCCGCCTCCCTGCCGTTCGCTCGCAGCGCGTGCCAAACGTGCGACGCACGGTGACGCGAGAGCTGCTTTTCCAACGCCGTGATCGTCTTCCCGAGACGTCCTGCGGCCTCCTCAACCGTCGCGCCCGTAGATGCCATGAACTCGGCGTCCTCCAACCAGCCCGGAGGGACGCCCTCGGGGACGTTCTCGCTGATCGCCGTCGCCGTCCGCTTGCGCGGCTGGTTGTCCAGGTCAAGAACCGCCCACCGGTGCCGGATGTGCCGGTCGTAGTCCAACGCGAGACGCTCCAACGCCGGTCGGTTCGCGCGCGCCTCGGTCTGCCACGGAACCGTCCTTGGTGCCTGCACGGTGCGGGCCGTGACCCCGGTCAGCGCACGAATTCGCGCGTCGATCCGTCTCCGGGCGGCGATCAGATCCAGGACCTGCTGTTCGCGCGCCTTCATGCCGCCACCGCCTCTCCGGTGAGCGCGGCCGTGACCGTGGCGATCAGGTCCCGGGCGGCCGGCGGGGTGACAGCGTTGCCCGACTGCTTGACCTGCTCACGCCGGTTCCCGGTCATCACGTAGTCCGCGGGAAAGGCCATGGCCTGCTTGATCTCGCCGGGCTCGAGCATTCGGAACATGACGTCCTGGATGTCGACGGTGCGGCCGGTCAGGAGCGACTGGTGGCCGCCGGTCGTGAGGGTGAGTGAGCGCATCGGGTCGCTGGCCGGCCGCGCGTCGTCGTTCCACGAGCCGCCCGCGGGCGTGATCAGCGCGTGGTGGTTGCCGGACGCGGTGACCGTGGCGAGCGGGTCGGCCGCACGGCGAGCGGTCGACCCGCCGCCCCGGAGCTCGGCGAGGAACGGCGGGTATGCCATCCCAGTCTCGGACCGGGTGGTCATCGTCCGCATCGGGTAGAGCATCGACGCGGGCTGCTTCCCGTCGCGGCCCTCGCCCGGGACCATGAGCGGGTCGTAGGCGAGCGCCTTGGACTCGCGCGTGTGCATCGTGCGCACCACGTCCTGGACCGGCCATGAGCGGTAGTAGGAGGACGGGTCACCGAACTGCGGGTGCTTCGGGTCGGCCGCGTCGTACTGGTTGCCGCCGTGCTCGACGATCTGCGGGGACCAGTACCGCTCGATGCCGACCTGGATGCGGCGCATCGTCTTGTCGGCGAGCGGCTTGTCACGGTCGCCGATCCGCTGCCCCGGCAGGGACCAGTCGATGATCGACGACGCCGGGAGCCACCCGGGCTCGACCTGCTGGCCGCGGCACGACAGCTTCGGGCAGCGGTAGACGTACTGGCTGCGGTACCGGCCCGTGCGAGTGCCTGGTCGCTTCCAGGACTGCACCGACTCGACGACCTCGCCGCACGCGGGGCAGTACGCCCGCGGTCGCTGCATCCGCTCGAAGTCCGGCGCCCGCTCACCGTTGCGCCAGAACGCGATGTAGACGCGGTCGCGGGACTGCGGCGCCGGCAGGCCGTGGGCCTGGGCGTGCATCGAGTTGAGGCTGATGATCCGGTGCGCGTAGCCCATCGAGTGCATGGCGCTCAGCCAGGCGTCGAACAGGCCGCCCCGGATCCCGTTCGGGGAGGACCAGTCGACGACCTCGACGACGTTCTCGACGAGGATCGCCCGGTACTCGTGCGCCTCGGCGAACCGCGGCACGTCCCACATCGTCGACCGCGAGCGCTCGGCAGCAGCGTCCGGCAGCACGTCACCGAACAGGTCGGGCTGCTGCGCGAGCTTGCGGCCCTTCGCGCGGGAGTGGTTCGTGCACTCCGGCGAAGCCCACAGCATGTCGGTCGTAGGCAGATACCGAGGATCCGTCTGCGAGATGTCGGCCTGCAGGTGGTCCGTGTCCGGGTGGTTCGCATTGTGCGTCTCGATCGCCCGGTCCCAGTGGTTCGCCGCGAGCCGCACGCGCACGCCACCAGCCTGGACTGCGCCAGTCGAGCTACCGCCCGCGCCGCAAAACAAATCGGTTAGCGAGAGCATTAGGCGACCCTCCGATACTTTCCATTGACGATTCGGGAAATGAGCCCGGAACTAATGTCGAATTCACGTGCGAGATCGACTTGCCGCTCCCCGGCTGCGTGGCGCGTTCGGATGGCGACGACTGTCGCGTCGCTGTACTTCTTCTCGTGGCCGCGCCCGCCCCCGTGACAGACGGCGCAGTACCGACGCCCGTTGGGGCGGGTGCGCACGTTGCGGGGATCCGTCCAGTCATGGCCCTCACGCCGACACGACGTCTGGCGCTCCGAGATGCGGCGCTGGTTCTCGGCGTGCGTGACGGCCTCGTGGTGAGCCGGGTTCACGCACGGCGGGTTCACGCAGAGGTGGTCCAGCTCGAGGCCGTCTGCGATCGGGCCGACGAGCAAGGTCCAGACGACGCGATGCACGGGCTGGTCGCGACCGTCCCAGTGGACGTACGGGTACCCGGCGTCGTTGTGCCACCCGTCCCAGGTCCAGCACGCGCCGGAGGCGTCGATCCGCTCGGCGAGTCGCGCCGGCAGGTCTGTCATCGTGAGGTTCGTACTCATCGGTTCCTCCGTGCTGCCGCGTAGAGGACGTACCCGACGACGACCACAAGGACAGCCACACCCAACGCGGCGGTCGTGTTGGACCCGGTGGCTGCGAGGTCAGATGGTCGAACGGGAGAGAGCTTCACCGAGAGCACGTCGGACGTCGGCATCGGGCTCGGGACCGTACGTGCAGTCGCAGACACCATCGGCGTGGATGCCGTACTCGGTGGTGGGGTGGTGCGGGACGTCGGCGAAGAAGTCGGCGAGGGCACGGCGGTCGACGAAGTCGACGGTGATGGCGTACTCGACGGGCTCGGGCTCACGGACGTGGGAGACGGTGTAGGGGACACCGTTGACGTAGACGGTTGACCCGTCGGGGACGGACCTCCAGAAGGCTCCGAAGTTGGGGTCGGTGAGGCTGGTTCGGAGGGTGTCGGTGTCGCACTCGGCTCCACCGTCGGCGTGCTCGTCGGGCTCGAAGAAGGCGTCCATGTCGGCTCCTGGGTGGGGGTGAGGCAGACGGCCGACTGACCGCCCTCGCCGTAGTGCTCGTTGAAGTCGCTGATCTGCACCCACGACACACACGCCGTCGCGGGCACACCGAATGCAGACCACGGGATGAACTGGGTGCCGATGAACTGGGCGGCGTCGTGCCGGGCACCGGCGCACTCGGCGTCCGTGCGGGTGGCGCACTTGCCCTCGGCGTGAATGGAGAAGGTTTGACCGTCGGCGGTACGCACGTTGATGTGCCCGTTGTCGCCGAGGGTTCGGCCCAGCGGGTATGTGATGCCTGCTCGGTCGACGAGGTACGGCGTGGGGGAGTCGGAGCCAGCCATCGCTGGCCCGGAAGCGAGCCCGAGGCCGAGCAGGGCGGCGATGGTGGCGATCACGGGCAGGCGATTCATGAGGCCCTCCAAGAGCGACGGTTGGCGATGTTGCTGACCTGGGAAGGGCTGAGGTCGTACTCGCGCGCGAGTTCTGCCTGCGTGGCACCAGACGTGAGCCGCTGGCGGATGCAGGTCACGTCCGCGGAGCTGACTTTCCGCATGCCGTGCAGGTCGCCGCGGGTGTGCCGGCCCCGAGCGATGGCGTCGTGATGGTTGTCGCGTCGCGAACCGGTCATGAGGTGGGCGGGGTTGATGCACGGCGGGTTGTCGCAGCGGTGCCGGACCAAGTCGCCGGCTGGAATCGGGCCGACCCACCGCTCGTAGGCGACGCGATGCGCGCGCTGGGTTCTGCCACCGCCGATCCAGAGAGCGCCGTAGCCGCGCGGGAAGCGGGCGCCGTTCCACTCCCAGCACCCAGCAGCGGTGACGGTCCAGCCGATCGCGTCCATACGGTCCGCGACCGGGCGCGTGCGGCTCATCGTGTCGCCACCGCAGCGGCACCCACGATGAGCAGGGCGACGATGACCAGGGCCCACAGGGTGATCCCGACCATGCGGGCGGTCGAGTACCCGTCCCGGATCCGCGGGTCGCGGACGTGACGGGGTGGGGTCAGTAGGGTCTTACGTGGGTCACCCACGGGTGACCTCCTTCCGAATCGGGGAGGGCCTGCCCCGCCAGTTCTTCTTGGCGGTTGAGGTGGCGGGGCAGGCGTCAGGTGTTCAGCGGATCTGGGACTTCGGGGTGCCGTCGCGGTACGTGCGGGTGTTCGCGCCGGACAGGTCGTTGTCGGCCTTGCACCCGTCGCACCGCCACCACGTGCACGTCGGCGACTGGCAGTGCCGCCACTTCTTCCGGTGGGTCGGGTCGTCGGGGCGCTTCCGGTTGCATGCCGTGCACATGGCTCCGGCGCGGGGGTCGGTGGGTCGGTTCACGCTGCTTCCTTCCTCAGGTCGCCGGCCATGACCCCGAACAGGTCAGCGGCGGCAGTGGACAGTCGGGTGACACCGTCGACGTCGGTGTCAGTGATGCCGCGGGCGGACAGCTCGTCGGCCAACCACTGGCCTGCAGTGAGCCAAAGCTCCGACTGGGTCAGCGGCACCCACCCGGTCGTGGTGAGCCACGCCCACCCGTGCCGGCGGGAGCGGACCGGGACGTCGGCGGGGTCACGCCACTGGGGCACGAGCCAGCCCTGCTGGCGCGCCTCGTCCCGGTGGGACTCCACCCACCCGTGACATCCGGTGGTGCCAGAGCCGCACAGCACGACGCCGTTCGTGGTCGCGTTGACGGCCGGGTTCTTGCTGCCGCCCATGCCGCGGGGCCGACGGTGGTGGATGGACCAGGCGACCCCGCGTGCGTGAAGGTCGACCGCTCGGCCGCATCGCGCGCACGCGGCGCCGTCGCGGTCGACGATCGTTGCGACGTCCGCCTTGCTGAAGCCGCTCACGAGTCACCTCGCGCAATGCGGACGGCCACCGACTTGCCGAAGGACACGCCACAGTCGTAGTCGTGGCCGTCACCCACCGCCGCGAGCACCGCGACGCGATCCGCCTCGATCTCCGCCGCGACCTTCGCCCGGACGTCACGCTCGATTGCAGCGTGGATACGTCGCTGGTCGTTCGGATTCACCATGACGTCCATGAAGACGGTGAGCTCGTCCTTCTTGCCGAGGCGCCAGGCTTCGACTTTCCACAGGTCGCCACTCACGACTGCCCCACCGCCCCAGCGGCGAACTCCGCACGGACCGCAGCGTTGAGGGACCTACCGACCTCAAGTCGGTCCCGCAGGGTCCGGATCGACTCCCGGGCCGCCCGGACCTTCGCCTCACCGATCTCCGCGTCCAACTTCGCGTCCGCCGTCTCAAGGACCGCGGTCTGCTTGCGGACATCCATCGATCCGGCCGTGGACAGGAAGGTGCGGGCGAACTGCACCTCGAACCGCGACTTCGCCCGCACCGCGTCCTCGTCCAGGCGCGCGATCTCGGCCGTCTTCGCGTCGAGGTCCCGGGCGATCCGGGAGAGCTCGAGGACGACGTCCTGCTGGGATGGGAGGGTCACGAAGCCTCCTCGACGACCTCGGCGTCCACGACCTCGTCAGCCGGCGGCCCGGAGATCAGCTCGGCCCGGGTCGTGATCGCGGCCTGCACCCGGGTCTTCTCCGCACCCGTCAGGGCATCGACGGCTTCGGCGTACAGGGCGCGAAGCGAGTCGACGTCGTTCATGGCATCGACCTCCGCGAGCCAGTCGCGGCCCGGCTCTGTGACCTGCGCGACCGCGGGTGCCACGGCGGCACGCTCGGCGGCAGGGGCGTCTGCCTGGGCCATCTCCTCCGCCGTGTACAGGCCGGACAGGTCCATCGGGAACGCCTTGCGCAGCGCCAGAGCCTCCGCGCACTTCGCGATCATCACCGCGGGCTTGGAACCCCAGAGCCCGGACGGCTTGCCCTGGTACTCCGAGAAGTACTCCGAGAACAGCGCGACCGCGTACAGCGGCTGCGCGAAACCCTTCCGCAGCACCCCGACGCGAGCAGCGACGGGGGCCTCCGCCTTGAGCCACACGTCACGCCACTGTCCGTCGGGTCCGCACCACTCCGGGCCGACCTGCCCGGCGTACTCACCGGACCGCTGGGCCACGATCCGCAGCCCGTCGATCGACGCCTGGATCGTCCACTTCTGACGCCCGGAGCGGCGGTCGTACCGGCCGATCATGTAGATCTGCCGTGCGAACGGGTCCAGGCCCGTGCGCTGCGCGAAGTTCAGGAACACCGCGAGGTCGCCCTGGTCGGCGTCCTCGACACCGATCTGCCGCAGGGCCGCGAGCTGGCGCGGGTTCCAGTCCGCCTGCCCGGCCGTGACGGCCAGGGCGGACGAGGGGTGCTGGGTGACGGTCGCCACCGACTGCGAGGTCATGCTGCCTCCTTGCTGGTGATGGGGGCGAAGCGGCGCGTCGGGGCGCCCTGCTTCGTGAGGTCGGCCTCGACCTCGACGGGCGTCTTGCCGGTGAGCTCGGCGACCATCGCGATCGCCGCGGCCTTGTCGAACGCCTTGCGGCCGGCGACCTGCTGCCAGCGCAGGACGGGGCGCCCGTTGACGGTCAGGTACTCGTGCTCACCGATCAGGGCCTTGAGACGTGCCTCGATCTGGTCACGCTCGGCGGAGAACCGGGACCCGAGGTCACGGATCTCGTCGAGTCGGGCCAGATCCTCGAGGTACATGTCCGGGATCGGGAGGGCGGTGACCTCAACGGCGTCGCTGGCCTCCACGAGCGGGAACCGGGCTGCGACCTCGTCGGCCGTGACGGTGGCGAGATCCATCGGCGGCGCGGTCCGGGAGAGGACGTGCCCCCAGAACTCGTCCGCGGCCCAGATCGCACGGTCGATGAACGCGTCGTCCCGCGGGAACGGACCGAGCACCTTGGTCTGCTTGCCGACCTTCGCCGCGAACCAGCCGTGCGTGCGACCAGTCACGTGCATGGCCCACTGCAGCTGCACCCACGCGTGGTCGGTGATCTGCCCACTCAGGACCGTCTTGCCTGCGGCGGACAGTGCCTCGTGGTCCTTGATCTCCAAGACGCCGCCGTCGGAGACGAACCGGTCCGGGTTGATCAGGTGGGTCGGGTGCTTCTTCGACTGGTAGGTGCCGGCACGGCGCGTGGCGAGGCCGGTGATGGCCTCGAACCGGACCGCGGTCAGGGCCTCCGTCTGGGAGCCCCACCACATGGCCTCCGAGGACTCCTCCTCGAGGACGGGGTCGACCTTGCCCTGCCACGCCTGGAACGGCGTCTGGTACTTGTTCGCGCCCATCAGGGTCGCGACGTCCGTCCCGCCGACACCGAGGGTGCGGATCCGCAGCCACTCCGTGCGGTCCGGGTCGACGGGCAGGATCAGCTTCCCTGCGGGGGCCGTGAAGTTGACGCTCATGCTGCCCTCCGGATCGTCGGGCCGACGAGGGTCACCGGGATGGCCGGGTAGAACCTGGACCAGCCCGTCAGGACCTCCATCGGCGGGTTGTCGTAGAAGACCTCGCGGGCGACGGGACGCCCGTCAGTGATCACGCCGGCGAGGGCGTGACGTCGGATCGGGTCGTCGACCGTCACCCGGATCGTGGGCTGCTCCGTGATCTCCACGGTCGCCGTGATGTCGGCCTGCGCGACGGCGTGGGCGACGTGCTCACGTGCACCCTGCAGGCGCTCGTCGAAGGTCAGGGTCGTGACGCTCATGAGGCCACCGCCTCAGCCAGGGGCGCACCCTCGAGGGTGACCTCCCGCACGACGTGCACGGTGCGGGCCTTGATCTTGTCGGTGCGGATGGGTCGGATGTCCGCGACAGGGACCGTGACCTCGAGCATGCGGGTCGCGTCCATCCGATACGCGAGGGCCTGCCACGGTCGCGGGGACACGTGCAACCCACCACCGCAGTAGTGGTCGTCACGCCAGTCGGTCGCGGTGACTTCCTCACCGACCGTGTAGGTGGTGAGCTTCCACTCCTGGCCGGCCTGGTACTTGTCGTCGACCGCCTTGTAGAGGGTGACCAGCCCGTCGGTGACGGTGGCGCCGGTGTAGTCGATCCACGTCTGCGGGTCGTCGAGGTCGAGCCCGGTGACGTCGATGACGACCCCACCCTGGACGGTGACGCGTGCGGAGTGGAGGTGTACGGCGACGAACTTCGAGGCCCTGACCGTGGCCGAGCCGTAGGCCCTGACCGTGGCCGAGCCGGAGGCCGTGACCGTGGCCGAGCCGGAGGCCGTGACCGTGGCCGAGCCGGAGGCCCTGACCGTGGCCGTGTCGTAGGCCGTGACCGTGGCCGTGTCGTAGGCCGTGACCGTGGCCGAGCCGTAGGCCGTGACCGTGGCCGAGCCGGAGGCCCTGACCGTGGCCGAGCCGTAGGCCGTGACCGTGGCCGAGCCGTAGGC